CATTAGATCCACCCTCACTATTTGATCCAGTACCGGGTGTTCTAAAAGAATAGGCTGTAGTGGATCAATATGTTTTATCCACTCTTCCAATTCAATAATCTGTTGTATTGTCACATCATATAACAAAGCCGCTTGAGCATATGTATCCAATCCTGGTTTGTGCCAGAACTGGGCATGTACTTTATGCGTTTCATCCTTCTCCAATACAAGTGCTTTTAAACTTGTTGTACTCAGGACTATTTGCGACATGACAACATTGAGCACAGGTACAAAACTGCAATCTTTAAGAAGACCTAGTGCTACTCCACGTAGCCACCTCATCTTCTTATAATCAGACATTTTCACATGAGTAATCCAGAAAGTTTTTGCCAACACTCGACCTATTTTAGGGCCGAAGATAAACTTATCCTCAACTTCCCAAAATCTGCCTGAACAAAAATTGACATGCAGGTGGGTGGGTGTTATATCTTCAACAAAATTGAAGCCTAACCTCCTACCCTCAGCTACCACACGTCTTTTCATAGCTCTTACTCGAGACGGACTAACAAAGCATACGCTATCATCGCCATTAATAAATACACGTGCCCCTTCATCTATCTCCATGAAAAACAGCCACATTTTCCCATGTTCAGCCGAGTTGCCACAACTAGTGTCTGCATCCCCCGAATTCACCTGAGCTAATTTGCTGTATTTTATACCATTCTTGGTCCATCCACGCTGTACTCCAACACGAGCACGCACGACATCTAGGACTCTTCCAGAAACTTTTAATGATCTCAAATCATTCAACCAAGATTCTTGAGGTCCAGGACCGTTGCTACTATCATAGGACTCAACATCAAAAGCTATAGGTTCCAGACCACATTCTAAGTAATATTTGAACACCGCCCCTACATCTTCGGCTGTCGTTCCACAGACATAAGACACTTTAGCATCTACAACTAAAGGCCAACCTCTACGAATAATCTTACTGACAGCCGACATAGTCAAGCCCATAAGAACTTTGACATAAGCACTCCTGCCTTGTATTATTCGAGGTTTCTTCTGCACATCACTTTCTTCTAATAGAATGGGCAACCGTTCATCTGTCTTAACAAAAGCTTTCAAGACATTGTTCGATCTGTCGTTATTACTCGATTGAACATTCTCATAAGCCAATCGGTTTAACCTCCTCATACCTAACGGATACTCCTTATTCCATGTATCAAAACACACGGGTTCAAAATATCTAGGAGCAGCAATCAACCAATGATGTCTTCTAACACTCATTCTTCTGTTGAGAGCTCTCCACCTCCTTATGTTGGATTGGATATCCTCCTCCCAAATTGTAACTTTCGCTACTCTTGACATTAGAGCAGCACGCTCATTGTGCCAACACGACCTCCAAATATACGGGCGGGCTATTTTCAAACCATAACTTACCAATTGCATACTTTCATGTGGCACACAATGATAAGTGCAGCCAGTGAAGTCAAGTTGCACATGAGGTGACAATTCAGGCGGGTCAACGAAGTTCGCATCTTCGCTGCACACATCCTGGACAACCAATTTATTACGTATAGTCTCAGCATACCATGAACTGTCCATCAAAGTTCCTTTTATTTCGATGGCACTATTCACGGCTAAATGTAACAGCACAGCATAACGAATGGGCATTAAATTAGTTATGCAGTGCATTACAAAAGCAGGTAGATACGGCTCTAGACTGCCATATCTTTTGTACGTTCGGTAAGCTTCTACATACACTATTAAAGCTAATCCCTCCCATACACTACTATGCTTCACACACTCCTCTAGAATCACACAGATCATTTCAAACAGATTGGGCAATCTCAAACCTACAAAACTCATTATAAATGAATCAGTTATTCTTTGATGCACTGTTCTGTGATTTTGTCCCATTAAAGTTAGGTGGTGATGATATAGAGCATAGTGCAACATCACTATGCCATTCCAAGTCCCATGACACATTATCCCAGCATTTTCCCCAAGTGAACCGCAAATATAATGCAACAATATGAGCCAAGAATGTTGCCAGTTCCTCATGTAGCTTTCCCAAATGGGATATAGCCAAAAGAACCAATTATAATTACGTTTCATCTTTTCCTCACTATAAGCTGATACTACGACAATGGAATACAAAGTGCCATAATATAACAACTCAGGCGGTACTGCTGGATGCATATAGAACGAATACCAGGGCATTGCAAGGCTATTGGATCTTATAAAATAATCAGTGCCTACACCTACACGATTATATATATCACCAACCCTATCATGAAACCAACCTGACTTCGGATAAAAATCAGCCATCTCAAAATAAACCTCATGACCACCAGAAAAATCTATGTCAATCATGCTGGCAGAAACATTTATTCTGCTAAAAACACTTAACACCATTCTCCTTAAAGTGGTATACTTGTACCTCCTCCAATAAATCACATATAACAATAAGCCCGAAAGCAAAATAGTTAGAGGGTTTACGGGTGGTGCATTACCTGGATTTAGGAAATCTGGCATATTAAAGCTCCATAGTGAACGAACACGAGCCCATATCCATAATTTCCATTTGGAATCAGATAGAGATATCCACGCAAGTTTAGCCGCTAAAACAGATTGATCCGATGTAATGTTTCCACCATCTTCATTAAATCTTGTGGCTGTACGTCCAGCCACCCTTTCTGTTTGAGCGTAATTTTCGATAGTTTGTGGCCTACCTTGCATTGCTAAAGCTACTCTCTCGATAAGGTCAACAGGCACAGCTTCTCCATCAACTATGGCGCTTGGGATACCGTCTACCAACCTTCTCTCAGGATCTTCTATCAACAAACCTTTCATATAACCTCCCTCAGCACTTCTGAATATCATCATTTTGATATCCGCTGAGACAGGCACGCTAGACCAAGTTATATTAACACGTTGCAAGAAACCTATAGAAACAGACTTACTCTCTGCTCTATAATAGAAGGCAGGATAACTCACCGTAGTTCCACATCCCTTGATTCCAAATGTTATTATACCTCGATTTTCAACGTGCGTACATGTGCCATTCATACTAGGAACCAGCGCTCTCACACTATGCCCAGCCTTGACCAGCTTCGCAATCTTCGCCACGAGTGTAGTGTTGTGATTGTCTAAACCAATCAACACATCCCTCGCCGTTATCTCACTCCCAAAGTCCAAAACTTTGATATCACGTACACATCCTATTAGTTTGTCTACCCACTTCATTGACTCACCTTCCATCTGCGCTTTAAAGTTGCTCCCACTACTGCAATAATATTCAGTAACACTATTCCATGGTGGTATACAAAGAGCAGCACCAACCTTCTCATTAGAGGCTGAAGCACAGACGAACGACAACGTGGCAAACGGATCTTGTGTGATACTAGTGTACTCATATTTAGTACTACCTACTACACCGTTAAAGATCTTCACCCAGTCGTCTGAAGGGCATTTAGGCACATCAATAGAGACGTTCGGATGATCAAAACTTCCCTCTTCCATACCTAAATCCAGATTGATACTCTGGGCCAGCGTATTTATGGGCTGGACTACTTCTTTGCTTCCACCAATAGGAACAGGTTCCGTTACAACCTGGATTTGTTTCTTTTTGTCAAATTCTAGCATGCCCACTATCGACGCTCCTCGTCCAACCACAGCAGACTTCTTCTTCGCTATCATTGGTTGATTGGGTGGTGTTGGTTCCATGCTGTGCATCCTGTTACTCTTCCAAGTGTTATTGCTGACCTTTTCGCCATCAATAGTCTTGTTGGCCTTCGCCTTGCCACCTTTACCGACTACTGTGAATCCATCGTCATCTTGAACTACTTGTTTTTCCAACTTAGGCTGTACTTTTAACAAATTTTGCTGGCCATTCTTCTTGGCCGTGATACGTCTTTTCTGCCTCTTAGTCGGTCCTGGTTGCAGGCCAGTACTGATCAAAGCATTATTCGCGAGGGCATTCACGAACAACTGTATCATCTGTGCTACCTGTGGCGGTGCGGGGCCACTAGGCGGGAAGTTATTGTTTCTATTTATATCAAGAACAGTAGGATGTTCTCTTCTATATCTTCGTTTCTGAGTTTTGGTGAATTTAATCTTCTCATCTGACACACTACTGACTAGAGGGGTCGGTTTCTGAATATTAGGTTTCTCCTTAGCTTTACTTGCCTTAGCTTGAACCTGTTTGGAGGGCCTACCATTGGCCGCTACATTTATTTTAGCAGTGAGTGGGCTACTTGTGCCACTTGCCTCACCGGCTAACCCACTCTTTGTTTGAGTGCTGGGTCGCTGAACTATTTTCGAATCACCGCTACTGGAGCTATTCTGTTTGGTGACATTATTATTATTTGTACTAGTCATTTTCTTAATAATTGTGGATGGGGTCCCCCCGGTATATACTCGTACCACG